TTAAATGAGTTCGAGGCGTTTCATGACCGTATCAACTTTTTTAGCATTAAATGGTTTTGCAATAAAACCTTTAGCACCTAGTTCCCAAGTATTTTGAACATTTTCGAGGCTGTTATGGCCAGAGCACATGACAACATGTGTATGTGGGTAATTGTCATTTAAGTATTCAAGAATTTCTGTACCATCGGTATCGGGCAGTTCAATATCGAGAAAGATAACATTCGGGGATTTTTCATCAATCAACGTTTTAGCCGATTCAAAATCTCTGCTTTCAAGAATATCTTCAAAACCTAACTCAGTTAAGATCTGATTTAAGTAGTCACGTATATCTTGAACATCATCAATTATTAGGATTGGTTCTAACGGGCGCACAAATTCCATATTGTTTACTTCTTGTGATACAGCTTAAATTGTATTTTTAATACTATGCTAAGCGATAATGAAGCTCAAGAAAGATACTCGAATTAAACTGTATTATTGAAATAAACCATCACTAAGTCCGATACCGTCTAGTATTGGACTTAGTGAGCGATTCTAGATGTGTATTTGCAGAGGTTTACAGTAATGCATTTAATAACCTATAATTTATATTATGTTAAATAAAGTAAGTTTTATAAGTAACAGCCTAATTGTTGTAAGGGGTTGTTCATTTCTAGAATAATGATGATATGGAGATTTTCGCCCTCGTGTTTTGGAAAAGCCCATTATTACTGGGTTTGGTGAACCCTGAGCGCAAAATCAAGTAAATTCGGATTACGCTTGGTTTTAGACGAAACCTGTTCAAACTGACTCATTCCACGATCATTCCTGCTCATTGTACGTTTAGAATTAGATCATTGTTGATCGTTTAACTTTCCTTTAAATACACTTTAAACGCCTTTTAAAAGCTGTTTAAATATTTTGAGCTGCCGATGTTTAAACTTTTTCGGCAGCTATTATTGTATTGAACGTTGGGCCTAGCTCTACTGTGATCATAAAACCCTGATACGATATTTTTACTTGGTTGCCTATATAAGCAAACGTATTTGGATTTTGAACAGCGTTCATTAGGTCTTGTACTTGTTCAATTGCTAGCTGGCCAGTTAAGAACTTTTCAATTTGAGTGCTGCTGACTGTAACAGCGCTACTATATATAGGTGCGTTTTTACGTGACAACTCGTTTAGTAAATTTACAGGCAAGTGCCCTAACGTAAATTGCTGGCTGTCTGGTACTGACTTTTTAAGCGCTAACTTTGCTGCTTGTAAGTTTACCTGCTTTATATAGTACTGCTGAGATTTTAAAACTGCTTCGTTAAATTGTGGTACCGCTAACTTTTGAATGTCAGTTGATAACGTCATAACTGATTTACCTGCTGCAATGTCTGCACCTAGCCATGCTTTACCTGGATTATAATCCCAGCCTAGATCAATGCCTGCTAACTTATTAAGTTCTTCGCCTGTTGATGGGTCTACAACTTTGAATGACTCCATAAACTTGTTCACTGTTTCAGGCTTAGTAACTGTTAGCCCCATTCGTGCAATATCACGCGCATTAAGTGATACCACCTTACACCTGCAGTTATAACCATTTGGCGGATAATGTGTATCCCAAAACGGATGATCTACAGGCAGTAAAATGTAATTCCACTTACCGTGATCAGGTCTTACGCGACTATCGCCAGCAGTTAAGTATAATAAATAAGGTCTGCGCTGTTTTAAACGCTCTTGTTGTTGCCAACGGCCAGCTGCTCGCGCGGTGTTTTTATTGTTTTGATAAATAACTTTAGTACGCCAGCCCCGTTTACCATTGTATGACCAGCCATGATCATCAACTATTTTGTCAAAGCGCTTTCTAAAGTCCGATATGGTCTCGCCATCACTAATCGCTTTATCAACTGCTGTATATAGCTCGTTAATGATCTCTATTTGTGTAGCACCGGCAACGGTAAATGCTTTGGCGTGAATTAAGCCCTGTAAGTCTTTATATGACTCACTGGTAAGCTTAATTTTGTCTTTGAAATGAGAAATGGCTTCCTTGAACTTAACAAGGTCGCCATATTGTGGAGCTGGTAAGGCCATATTATTGCTCTTTTAACGACTGTTGAATGTCTTGAATTTCGTTTCTGCGTGAATTATCACGGCTATTACCAAAGAAAAAATTCAATATTGACGCTACAACGGTGCCTAAAATAAAGCCTAAAATAGTGTCAGCAAAACGTGTTGCGGTATCTGGAATGGTTAAAAACGTTATACACCCTATGTATATAACGGTTGCAACCGACCAGAACCACGCATAGTAATAAATGAAGCGTTTAGAAAACTTATCATCTTGATTAAGTGCCTGTATCTGCATATTGCGGGCGCTTTGAGTGTTTTTAAACGCTAAATCATCAAGCTCTTTTTCACGGTTTAAAATGGTTTGTCGTAACTCTTGTTGTAATGCACTGGATTGCTGAACCAGGTTAAATGCTTGCTCTGGCGTGCCACCATTAGTAATGGTTTGCGCAATATCTACCACTTTAGACGCGACCTTTGATCCATTGTCGCCCCCTATCCAACCGCCTATTTTTTTATCTAGGCCTGTGAGCTTTGCTATGCCAAGTGCTATTGTAATTGGGTCCATTTATGCCTCCATTGATTCATAAGTTACGCCACCAATCAGTTCAAGCTCTATATTTTCAATGCGCTTAAACTGTCGAACAAGTGACTTAGACGTTGTAAAAAAACAATCAAAATATTCAGTTTTATCATGCAGTTTTGGGTAATATTTTTTTGAATCGCGTTTACCAAAGGCTTTTTGAATACGTTTAATCTCATTAGGCTTATATAATGAAATAGAGCGTTTACGCCATACTTGCTCAAGGCATACAGGGCGCGACTCTTTTTTGTTAAACCATTCGCCTTTTATAAAATCATCAATATAAACACTTAACACGGTTGTCGACTCAGATTTTCTCTGGCGTTGCACAGAGACTTTGTGATCGCCTACAGAGAAAACAACATTACCAAATGTGCCTGCAAGCTCGTTTTCTATCTCTATCCACTGCTCTTTTGTGATGGCCATAAGCGCCCCGCTACAGTTTTGCTATATCGAGTGAAATTGCTTGCTCAATGCCGTTATCATCTTGCTTGTAAAAGCGGATAAAACGACAAGAGTCAACAACGCCAACGGATTCCGCAATAATGTTCATGGCTTTGGTCCATTTGCCTGAATCGTCTGAAATTTCGAGTTTACGCAGGGCTAAAATGCGTTGCGGGTTAAGTGAACCTTGCTTATCCGTGTTGAAGGTTTTGCTAACAATTGCTTTAATGTTTTGATTGCCGCCTTCCGTCCATTCATCCAGGCATTGATCAATTAATTGCTTAGCAAGGGTAAGCTCTGGGCCAAGTTCAATGCGTTCTTGTGTTTGTAGCGTTACTTTTAGTTGGCTATCAAAAGTGCGTAGTGTCACATTGCCTTTTTTACCGCCTAAGTTAACGCCATGTTCTTGCGCTAATAGCTCTATAAAGTCGTCGGCTTCGGCCATTAAGCTTTGCTTAAACTCTGCTAGTGCTTCCTGCATTTCAACGGCTTTATCGATGGCTTTTTTAACAAACTCGTCTTTGATTAAATCGGTTTGTTTGATGTTAGCAATGGCGACTAAATTGCCTTTGCCGTCTTTTAAATACCCGTCAGGAACATTATTCATTGTCTATCTCCACAGTTTTAGAATTAGCCTCGTTCATGCCTGCCATAAACTCATACTCCATTGCTGTTTGGGCAACTTGCGCCAATGCAGAGCTTGAAATTTCAGGAAATTGTGAGGTTATTTTTTGTTTAAGTTCGTCCAGGCTTTTAGATGCCTGGGCAAATTGAAAAATCTGTTTAATGGTGTCGTCACTTGCGTGATCAAACACATCAAACTCGTTGGTAAGCTCTACGCTGTCTGTTGGCTTTTTGGCAAACTCAGTTTTAGCGGCTGTGGCAATGCCATGGCCTTCCTCGGGCACATCAAGTATTGCTTCGCCGTCTTTTGGCTTTGGTACACCGAGTTCTTGATAGGCCCAGTCCTCACCAACAGGCACAATACGGGCTGTTTCGCGCACGCGGGTTACGGTGTCGGTGTTGATCTCGCGTTTGTCTTTAAAGATGAATTTGGGCGGTTCGCCACCGTCAAAATTTACCGAGTGTAATGCGTTTAAAAGCTGGTTACGGTATGAAGCTACAAGCGCCCTGTCTGAACGTTGGTTGTCGCCAGCGCGTTTTGCATGGGTTTCGCTGGCAGCACGTGCGCCGCCATTTTTTTGCTCGGTTGCTAGGGTTTGGCTTGTGAGGGCTTTGCTAATTTCAGCATTACAAAAGTTTACTAAGCGCTCTGGCACTGGCTCTCCAGATAATTTGCTTTCGATGATCTCAATACTGGTGTCATCCGGTATTGCTGCAATGCCGTCTTGCACAAGTCGTGCTAAGCCATCTAACAAGTTTTCGATATCTTTGTCTTTACTGGCAATTGGGTATTTACCCACGGGGAATGGAATACCAAAACGCTCGCACAGCTGTACAAAAAACTTAAAGCCGCCGTGTTTAAAGGTCCACGGCCAAAAACAACTGCTTAACAATGCGATGCCATATGGGTTTTCGGCGCTTGGCATGTGGCGAACGCACGACCAACGACGGTGATCGACTAACTCACCTTGTGGATTGTCGCTGGTTTTAACAAGCAGCTCGTGATCACTATTAAACGCAAAGCGGCTGTTGCGCCAGGTCTCTACATATTCAGGTTGCCAATGACCGTCGTGCTTAATGTATTTGCCTAAATGGGTCACACTAAAGCCATTTAAAATTGCGCTGTAGTTGTGCCAATCCATATCCGCCCATTCTGTATGTGGGCATGGCTTACGGGCAAAAAACGCTTTGGCTAACTCATAACTTTTTAAACTGGCTGCATCGTCACCACCTGGCACAAGCTCGGTATTAAAGCTAAATAAACCGCTACGTAGCGAGCGTAGTTCACCTATTACATGGGCATCACGTGCTATTTCTTCATAAATAGCGGTGTTTTTACCCGCGCGGCGCAAGATTGGATCAGGGTTTGGTAGCTCAGTTATAAGTGACGTAAGGCTTGGATCTATACGGTTTTGGTCAAACATACGGTTAAGCGCGGCGTATGCTGTAGATTTAATGCGTGGCTTGCTATACATGATAGCCCCTTATTTGTTTAGTGACTTTGCGGCTATTAACACGCGGCATACCGCCTGCACCAGTGCTAGCTACCATCCATAAAATAGCCAGGGCACAGCTTAAATCGTAGTGATGGGCGGTTTGTTTTTCTGGCCAGTTTTCTAGCTCGTCGAGTAGTAAGCGGCAGTGCGAATGAAAGGCAATTTGCGCTGGTGTATTGGTCACGTAGGTTTCAAGTGATCCTATGCGTTCCTCAGCGCTAATAACCGCTGTAACACCGCGTAACGGCAGGGCAATGCCCTTCTCTAGGCCTGTGGTAATAAATTGGCTGCGCATAAAATCAAAGGCATTGTTGTTTTCAAAGCCCCACACGCGGCAGTTATATTCTTTTTGAGCGCGTATTAAGTCGTTAAGTAAACGGCTGGTACCACGTACTTTACGGCTTTCGTATTCAACGTGTAGCTTTTGCAATTCGTTAGAGTAAAAGCCCACTAATATTGCGCTCGGGTCGGCTTTTTCGGTTTTGCCCATACTTGGATCACATGCGCCGTAGGGTATCCATTCGTTTAGGCGATCAACCCAAAAATCAAACTGGTAAAAAATAGCTTCTTCGTCGCTTTTGGCTATGCCTTGCATTTCGCGGTTAAACTCTCGCTTATTAGCCGCCCACATACACATTAAATCGTAAAGCGAACGCACACTTGGCCAACTTGTAGTTGCACCTTTAAGCATTTGCTTTTTTCGCTTGATCCAAAACTTAAACGACGGTTTTTGCTCGGTTGAAACTGCTTCACCTTTGGCGGCGGCGCGTTTTTCAAAGTGTTTGTCGTCATGCACCATTAAATCGCGGCACTCTTCCCACAAATCCATGCGTTCAGGCATTTGTTTAATGGCTTTAAAGCGGTGAACAATATGCCCTGGTGCTTCTTCAGCGCGGCTTATTGGATCATCGTTATTTAATACGGTATTTACACCTAAAAATTTAACGGTACCGTCCGGTGGGCCAAGGTATTGCACGGCCGCTTCTAGGAAGCGCCAGCGGTTATCGCGCTCAGTGGGCGATTTTGCCTCGGCATCGGTAATAATGTCATCGGATAGCAGTAGCTTAGGGCGGCTGGCACCATGGAACGTACCGCGTACTGATTGCTCAGCACCACGGCTTTCAAAGCGTACGCCTTGGGCTGTTACAAACTCGCCGAGTTTCCACACTGGGGATTTTTGGCATACTTCGGGAAAGTCTAACGCGAGGTTATTATTGTTAAGCAGCTCGGTTTTAACTACCTCTAGTGTTTTGGTTGGCATTTTGGTTTCAGCGCCAAACAAAATAACAAAATCGATAAATTGCTTTATTTTCTCTAAGCCCAGGTCTTGGCAAATATCAGGGTCTTGCAATAGCGCTAACACCGCTACATAAACAGGGGCAATTTTTACAGCTAGGGTACTTTTACCTTCACCACGGGGTGCCACAAACCAGTTTTTCCAGCCATTTTTAAGTTTAAGGGCTTCGGGGAACCAGTTCATAAAATAGCTTTGAAACTCAGACGCTGTTTGATCGTCGTCTAGCCACATGTGGTGCGGAAAATACGTATACACAAAAAACTCAAAGTCGCCGCCGAGTACGCATTTACGGCGTTCTTTAATCGCTGCAGGGCTTGGATCAATATTGCGTTCTTTTGCTTCAATATCGCGTCGCAGTGAGCCGGTGATCTGTTCTATTTCAGCTAAGAACTCGCGTGAATTCATATCGGCCATTAGTCGCTTAACTCCTGATCGAGTCGTGGACCAAAGGCTGTGAGTATTTCAACAAACTCAGGGGCAAATTCGGGGTATTTGGTTGATACAAACTTAGCAAGAATTTTAACTACCTCAGCGGCAATTGTGCGCTTTTCAAGTTTTTTATTACCGCCCGATACCTTCATTACTTTGCTCATCATATCGGTGAGTGAGCTAAGTACTTTTGTACGTTGTTCAAGCGGCAGCGCTGCGCCCTCGGCTGATTTTAAAAGCTCAAAGGTTTCGTTTACTTGAATGGTGAATTCTTCAATAAAGTCGGTGGTAAACTCCCCTGCTGTGCCTTCACTGCGGCGGCTTGCTGCTCGGGCTAAGTCCCAATCGTCGCCGTTGTCTTTGGCTTCCATTTTCCAGCGTCGTGCTGTGCCGTCGGCCACGCTGTGTTTTATGGCAGCCACACTTAACGCGAGCAGCTCGGTTACATAGCTGTGGCGAATGGCGTTTTTCTTTTCTGCAGGGTGCGCCATTAGTTCATCAATCCATTTTTTACAGCATAGGCTATCAGCGATACAGCTAAGCCCGCAGAGCCACCCATAGCAGCCACTTTAACCCGCTGGTTAGTGAGCTTTTCTTCAACCTTCGCTAAGCGCTCGTCTTGCTTATTAATGGCTGTAACTTGGCGTTTTTCGCTTTTTTCTATATCAAGCTTTAAGCTATCTGTTATTTCTTTTTGACGCGCTTCGCTTTTTTCAATGCTTTGGTGAATATCGGCTTTAATGTCTTTTAAGTCATTTAAAATAGCCGCCTGACTACCCTGTATTTCACCGATGGCTTGAAATAATAAGTTTTCTTGTTCTTGATTCATGGGTGCTCCTTACGGGTTAAATACTTTAATGCCCGTCCATGTAGGCGTGCGTACATCAAAATGAAACCAACTTACTTGCCCTTCGATGGCGGTGATGTAGGGGAATTCTTGCGGGTGGGCTAATACGTAGTCACGTACTTGCTGAGCGGTGTAATTAGTAAAACTGCAATCGAATGCTTTACCTAGCTTATGTTGGCTGCGCTTAGCACCAATTGCGCAATCAAGCTGGCGAAAACCACGGTATTGATTAGCGCCGCCCCAGCTCCAACTATTTACGGTGCATGGGCCAAACGTGTTGCGTAACTTTTGCAGCATACGCAATGCGCGATCATCAAATAGATTGATCAAAAACAAAGGGTCGTCTTGATAAAGCTCAAACGTGGCTTTTGGTACTAATTCTTGAAACGTAAAGCTTGGGGCAGTCGGTACTACCACTTTTCTTTTAAGCGCCATGCTGTTGAGTCCTCATTTTGGTTAAACGTTGTTTTGTTAGGACGTAACAGGCAGGTAAGCGAGTACTGCGCACTGGTTTGTTATTGGCTGGGTTTAGCAGCTGTTTAACGCGGGTACGCAATGCGGGCAGGTCTTTTAACGGGCAACGGCGAGAAATTGCAATTTGCTCGGCTTTAGAACTGGCCTTAATAATTTGTTGAGCTAAAAACTCAATAAATGGCGCATGCACTGTATTTGTCATGCTGGTAGTAAATCAATTTAGGGGATTGGGTAACACTGTAAAGTTGTTTGCGGCTGGGGCTTTCGAGCTGGTCTATTAGGTTAAATTAAAAAGGCTTGCTAATACAAGGGGGCAAGCCAAAATTTTATTCACCGCTTTTTTGAAACTTTTTTAAAGCAACTAACAAAAACCATATATCTCCTTTCTTAAGTGATGGAGGCAATGATGTTTGATATTCCTCTAAATAGATAATTAACTCATTAGTCACTTCTTTTTCTTTTTCTAGCTCCCTGGATGCACCTATAAAGTCCACTCTTCCATTTATAAAGGCTGCAAAATATCCAATATCTCGGCCTTCCCAACCAATTACTAATTGTTTTAAAGTTTCGATTTTTATTTCATGCAAAATCGGTCTTGTTTTATATCCTGCATCTGTATAAAGGCAAGAACTTTTGAATGACTTTCCCATTTCATTTATTAAATTAGTTAATTCTTGGCTTCTTTGATCTTTATAAATAGAATCAAGGTATCTATCTAATTCTAGCTCATATTTTTCTTCAACAAATGTTCGACTTCTCATCCCTTCATAATTTTCAAACTGTTTTGAACTAGCAATATTATCAATTTTTTCAAAGGTTATTCTTTCATCTTCTTCTAAAAAGCCTTTTGAAACTAAAAATTCATAGTAATCAAAACATTCAAAAAACTTCTGTACGACAACATTTTGTTCATTCAGTATGTAATTTTTAAGTTCTTCAGCACCTTTTTCAAAGTCTTGTTCTGATAATGTGAATACTTGGCTATAAAGAAGCTTATCTAAATGTGAATCTTTCTGAGGAAGTGAACTTTCGGGAAAAATATTTTCGAAATTATTTTCCTTCCCCGTCATGTATGAGAAAAAATTCTGGTGTTGTCTAAAAGAAAAAGCCTTGTAGTACTTATCATCTCGTTCAGTTATCTGCTCTTGGTTATCAACATAAAAACTTTTTGCGATAAAAATCCCGTCACTTATTATTTTTGATTTCGTTAGCTCGTAGTCAATCCTAGAAAACTGTTCCAGATATAAAATAAGAGATTCAATGCGCTTTAAACTTCGTTTGAGAACCCTCAAATTGGTTAAATTGTTTTCTTTTATCAGTGTTACTATCAATTCTTCGTCTTTAGCTAACTTTTTTAACTCAGGCTTTATAGCTAAAAATAACTCTGTGGGACTCTGCCTAAAAATAATTGTTTCAGAGAATGTTTTTTCAGTAAAGGATTGTTCAAGGTTGAGTTTTTGTTCATCAGTAACGAAAATAAATTTATTTTCGCTTTGTGTAAGTGTTAAACATTCTCCAATAATATGCTTTTTTAAAGAAGAACACTCGATACGCTCAATATCATCAATAATAAATAATTCATCAGAAATATTTTTTAGCATATAGTGTTTTGCAGCACCTGCAGAGCCTTTAATAACGTTACTAATGATACTAGAACCACCTGTCACTTTCTCTGCTGTAGCAAGTAAATGTGTTAGATGGCTTACCCCTTTTGCATCATGCTTTTCTTCTAAATATCTTTTTGCTATTAATAAATCTTTAAAGTCATCTAGTGATGTAATACCTAGTACCGATAGATATGTGATTTTATATTGGAATTTAGTTTTGAGCTCAAAAGTTAAAAACTTTTCAGCAAAGTAAGTTTTACCAATGCCCCATTTACCAGTAAATATAATCATGGGTGGGTATGAGTCATCGTTGAATAGATCATTTATCTGAGTTGCGTAGTCTTGCATATGAAGTTCCTTTTTAATTTAATACAAACTATGCCAACTCCTATAACTTATCAAGACTTTATATGCCTCCCTATATTCTTCCATTAAACCCGTTACATCTAGGCCCATAACTTTACGCTGGTTGATGTAACGGGCTAACAGGTTTAAACCGTATTCGTACTGCCACCGCTTTGGCTTTTTGCCGCCGCTAAGTTGCATTGCAGTGAGCAGTACAAAGTTATTGTTTTGCATGTTTGTGCTTGGGGTAGGTTTGGATTCTAACCTCTTTACCATCAGTTACACGGATAAACTCAAACCAACAATGAATGCAAATAGTGTGATCGTTATAAACCTCGCCCTCTGGTGGGCGCATGGTTTTTAAGGTGTTATCGCACTCAGGGCATTTGTAATGAATTACTGGTTTGCTGCGTAACGTCGCAGCGTTAAAAAAGGCTAAGCATTCTGCTTTAATGTCTTTTAAAAGCTCCATAAAGCCCCCTACAAACTTAAATTTAATTGTGTTTCGTGCGCCCGTTCGTCTTGGTATGCACTGTAAATACTGCTTACTTGCTGGCGGCTGATCTTAAAACGCTTAACCAGCTGCTGAATGTTGCTACTTTTAGTGTCCAGGGCTTGGCAAATTTGTTGATTGCGAATTTGCATCAGCACTTTGTGCAGCATGGGTATTTGGTAGCTTGAACCTACGTTGGCATCTATTAGCTCTTGCACTAGGGCTTTACCAAATACCTTGACTACTTCGTGATCCTCGGTTGGCTTTTCTGGGATATAAAACATTTGCCCTTGCTGCTCGGTGAGTACCGCAATGGTTTGTTCAACCCCTAAGTGTTTAACTATGCGGCGCAGGCCATGGGGTAATGCCCGTAAATCTATGGTTGATTCGCTCATGATTGCTCCTCAAATAAATAATCTAAGCCGTTTTCGCGGTCTAGTCGGCGTTGCTCTTGGTATGCCTCTACGTCACGGCGAATGCGGCACTTTTCGCGGTCTGTTGCTTTAACTGGGCGATAGCGTTCTTCCTCGGTGTAAGGCGGCTTACGCGGGTTAATGGTAAAGTTTTGGTACTCTTCGTAATTAGCCATTTACGCCCCCTGCTTTGCTTTATGGCGTATAAGCCATTGCTTAAGTACTTCGATAATATGCGGCCATTGCTGGGCGCTTTGGCTGAGTTTTTTACCCTGCAGGTGCTTTTCACAAAATGAGTCACACGCCCCTTTTGAGTCAATGTTTACCGCGCCTGCGCGGTGTAGCTGGCCCCACAGGCTGTAAATCATTTTTAGCTGCGCGGGTAACTGCTTTTTGCCGGCATTTGGGTTCATTGCACGGTAACGCGCAAGCAGCTGCTGTTGCTCAAGCTTGGTTAACTGTGCGCAGGTGTTGGTGCGCTGGTTGCAAATGTAGGCAACATTAAGTTGGTGGATATCTTGCTCGATACCCGCCGCCTTTTGCGCAATTTTGATTTGTTGGATCAAGTTGCTCATGCGCTTTGCTCCATCGGGATAAACTCAAACGCAATGGCTGGTTGTAAATTGATGACCTTAATGCCCCAGTCGCTAACGCCTTGGGTATAAATACGCGCTAGGTTTGGGTGTAAGTTGTTAAAGCGAATAGCCAATTGCTCTGGCGATTTAACGCCTAAAACGTGCTGAATAGTGAATAGCTTTTCGGCTATCAGCATTGAAAACGCGGCTTTGATATTGCCGTTGCAGCTGTCGATAAACTCGCCTGAGCCTTGTTTATCAGCAAGTACAGCCAGCATGTGTTGCGTGCTAATCGTGTCGTTTACTGCTAAACGTGCGGTAAAACGTGGAGTGTTTAAATTAATTGAAAATGCCATGATTAAATCCTTATTTAAAATATGTTTAAACAGCGTTTAAACCGCTGGTTTATTAAGTACTGATGAAAAAATGCCATTGACTAACAGCTTGTCTACGGCGGTGTCTGGATTTTTGTTGGTGTGGTTAAGCAAGTGCGGGAGCAGGTTTTCAACCAGCTCACGGGCATTACCTTCAACGCGTTTGTGCAGCCATTGCCACCACTTTGCATCGTTTTGGGCGAGCTTTACCGTGCCCTCGGTTAGCTCTAAAAACAGGGTGCGTATGTCTTCAACCGTTATTTGGCCAATGGGTTTAGGCCAAAAGCACACGCGGCTTGCTATCAGTTCGTAGCGCTCTTGGGTTTGCAGTTTGTCTACGAGTTGAATGTTGCCAACCAGCGTTACGCCTACAATGGCTTGGTCGCTTATGGTGCGCAGCGGGTCGAGCGAGTTAGGTTTGCACTTGTCGGCTTCGTCTAAAATAATTAGGCGGTCTGTGTCGCGTAGTGCGCTAATAATCTTTTGCATGTTTTTATAGGCACTTGGGCAACGCGATAAGCCCAGGGCTGTAGTGAGTTGCTCAAGCACTTGGGTGCTGCTGGTTTGCTCGCTGCCGGCAATTAAAATAGCCTCTTTGTTGTGGCGGCAATATTCCGCAATGCCTTTGGTTTTACCCAACCCCGCTTGGCCTGCAAACACACTAAAGCGTTTACGTGCTCGCGCTTGGTCACATGCCATAGCAATGAGCTTTGAGGTGCTAGTAGGAATAAAGCGCACATCACCGTACACAATTTCAATTTTTTTGCGCTCATTAGATGGCTTGCCTTGGTCAACCTCTGCAGGGCAAATAAGCGCCCAAATGTCGTGCAAGTGCGCCGTTGGCTTTGCGTTGTATTTACCGTTAATTAATTGGCTAATAGACGCAGGGCTTTTACCCATACTCACAGCAATACTGGCGCTGGTAATGTTTTGCTCGCGTATTTCGGGCGATTGCAAACGCAAGCAAATACGGGCTGCTAGTTCGCGATCAGCTTTGTTATATGACTTATTAAAGCCGTTGCGTTTTTCAATCTCAGTAATAGCGGCGTTACCAAACAGCTTTTGCCACATCGCCACAATGATTTTTTCAGGGTTGATGGTGCATTTGTTTGCCAGTACTTCTTTAACTGACTGCAATGCAAAGCCGCAGTTAAGCTCCTCGGCGGTCATGCCTGTGGTGCTTAACTCTTGGTTTATTAGCTCAACACGTAGCGTTTGCTCTGGCGTGTATGGGTGTGGTTGGCTATAGCTCATAAGTATGTTCCTTGCGTAAATTGGGTTGATCTAGTAATTCGTTTAGGTCGATTTCGTGCTGTGGCTGCGTAGGCGTTACATCAAAATCAAAAATATTTACCGGTGCTTGTTGTGCTGCAATAGCCTTAATTGGCGCACCAAACTTAGCCACAGAATCAACATCGATAATGCGATATTGCGTTTCTTGGGCTTCGATTTCGCGGCGTTTGGTTTCAATGCGTTTTAAGCGGCCAGTGCGGCGTTTACTTTCAGCTTGCTCAATACGCGATGTAGGCACGGCATGCGATTTAGTTTTTAAGTTAGCGAACATTAAAAACTCACCGTTTAGCTTATAAAGCTTGGTGTAGCTGTCGTCGTGTAGGTCGTAGGCGGCAACAAGCTCTTGGCCGTTAAACTGGTGTAAAAAGTCGGCACTGTAGTCACGTTGGTGCAAGCGAAAACGGCCACGGCGAATGTTGACGGTTTCGCGCGGTAGCATCACAAAATCGCCCTCTACCGGTGGTACGCGCTCTATGTTTTCGTCCCATACTTGCTGGCGGGTTTTACCCTTAATTTCAGGGTGCTCGCTGTTGTGGTAGTCGTTTAAAAACGCTTTAAATTCGGCTATCCATTCGTCTACCGTGGGCAGTTTACGTTTGCCTTGCTTGGCCTCTTTAAGTACCAGTTGCTTATGGCGATCGTCGTGGTCGCGGCCACAATACGTGCTAAAGCGTTTACCAACGCGGTCTTCCATATGTAAAAAGAACCGCTCTATCCACTTAACACGGGCATTGCCTGGTATGGCAAAAATAACGTCTATTTCAAACTGTGCATAAAAGCCGGTTGTGTCGTCGTTCATGAGTTTGTTTTTGTAGCCTGAGCCGTTATCAAGGTAAAACATGGCAGGCACATTGTTATGCACTTTAATAGCGCGGCTTATTGCTGCTAGCGTATCAAGTGTACTTTCGGCGTAGCCGAGTTCCCAGCCCACAATGGTGCGGCTTGCTACGTCTTGAAACGCGGTAAGCTCAGCGCGGTATGGCTTACCCGTTTTAGGGTGAGCAAGATATACATCGAGCGTGTGGCCATCGCCGTTATACATAACGCCAGGCTTTAAGTTATCGGTTGAGCGCAACAAATGATCTTTATGTTTTTCGCGGTACAGTTTTGCACCCATGCGATACGGGCTTTGTGGGCCTAACTCATGTGGGAGTGCATTTATAAAGCGGCGCACTTGGTGATGCTCTGCCTTGTAGCCCTCTTTGTTTAACTGATCTGCCACTTGTGCAAAGCTTGGGCTGTTTGGGCTGTGGTAAAGCTCAAGGCAGCGGGCAAGCCAGCTGTATTGGGTTTGTGCTTTGCCTTTGTGGTTTGGTAATAGGCCGTTAATGCCGTTGTCTTTATACGCATTGCACCAGTTATAAATAGTGGCGCGCCCGGGTAACTTACCTAGTGCATCAATCGCGCTTGCTAATGTGCTAAGCGCCGTGTTGGCACGGTAGGCTTTAACCAATGCCTCAAATGCTTTAGGTATGCCGCACTCTTGGGTAAGTAAATGGCGAACTAGCACCGCCCTATTTTGGGCTTTTTTACGGGCTGTTTCGCTGGCATTTTGCCAACTCAGCTCGTTACCTGTGCTGGGTAACTTATTGTATTTTTGTACTGCAGGATGCATTGCTCTCTCCTACTTTTTATTAGAATTAGTGCTAAAACGGTCGTTAAACATGGCAAGCATGTATTCACGGTTTGCTTGGGCGTCTTGCCATTCGTCTTCGGCAAATTGCGGTATGCACTCAGCGCCGGCTAAATGCTCAGGGCCAAACTCCCCGCTTAAACGGTTTAACATGTGGGTTATGCGCTGCTGTATGCCTAGCCATAAATGCCAAGTGGTTTGCGCTGCACCAATACGGTGGTTTAGGTCAAGGTCGCGTGTGTTGCATAGCTGCTCTGCCATGGCTATAAACTCTTCGAGCGACTCGTTAACAACGGCACTGTGCGCAAACGCATCACGGCGAATCTGTGCAACCAACATCGGCAGCTCGTACATTTGCTTAGGGGCTTTGGTTAAGCGCTCGGTCTCTAGGGCGTTTATAAGCGTGGCTGTTTGCTCTTCAAGCTCGGTATGCTTGTCTTTTAGCTTGCGAATTTCCTTGCGGAACTCACGCACTGATAAATCATTAAGCGTGTCTAGGTCGTCGTCATCTAACGATTCAACGGTTTCAACCGGTAAACGTGCCATTTCAATCAGCTTGCTTTTGTTCATGTTCAAAAGCGCAGACGTCTGCGTTTTTGAATCAGGCAATGCTAAAAACATTTTTGCTACTGCTATCGAATTTTGTGTATTACGAACAGGAATACCGAACTCTTTTAGTTTTTGCTCGAATTCGCCGTGGCCTAAGTGCATTTTGATCGACATATACAACAGCCCGCGCTTTGCGGTATCAACCAGCGCTTGTTCTTCCATACGCACAACCAGTTGCCATGCTTCGTCAACTGAATCTGGCATTACGAGCTGTATGTGCCCTGCCATCTTCTCGATTTTGGCGCTTAACTGCTGTTGCTCTTCGGCAGAGAATGTTTGATCCGTTAACTCAGTGCTCATAATGGCCTCCGGCTGCGTTTATGCGGCTGGCTTTACAAAATGCAGACGGTTTTTGGTCTTTGATTGTCATTGTTTTTAGCCTTATATGGGTTTTATATCGGGTGGTGAAATGGTGCTTTCAGTCTTGATTGTCGTTAGTTAATAACGACTCTGTTATGTAGCGCTGCATGGCTGTTCGCTCTTCAATCTCCATTTGCAGTTCTGCGTGCTGTTGCAGTAGCTGTGAGCGCTGATCGACCGCTTTAAACAAAATGGGTTTAAGCAATATATTGGCTGGCTCTGTTGAACGCACTGCGTAACACAAGGCAGGCAAATAATGCATTGGCATATAGTTAGTTTGACTTGGGGCAAGCCATTTATTGAGTTTGGCTTGGTCTACATCGTTGTTTTGAGCGCGTAGTGCATCGTTCATGCGGTCAGCTATTACTGGGCGACTAAAGCCTGAACGCTTCATGGCTGAACATACGCTGTGAATAAACAAGTGGTATATATCGCAATCAGGCGCTACATCGGCATCTAGAATGCTTTTAGTGAGTTGTTTTTGCTGTGCCATTGTTAAATTTTCCATGGTAAAAATCTCTTGCAAAATTACATTGATTTAATACGCGTGATTGCCGATGCTATTGCTCACTGGCTAGTAACTCGCGTAACGCTTGTACTTTTTTAGCGCGACAATCTTTGTTTTTAATGTAGGCAGGTACATCGGGGAAAATAACGTCTACCGGTTTACCGATAATCTTGGCAATGGCAGCAGCCACTTTGTATGAGGTGGTATGTTGATAAACAACACTACTAACATGCGATAGGTTTAAACCCAGCGCAGTAGCAACAATTGACAGTGAATAGCCTTTTTCTTCAAGGGCTTGTTTAATTTGCTCTGGTTTCATTGTAAAGTACCTTTTGGTTTACATTCTCTTTTCAGTTCTTTGGCGAGATTTAAAGAGAATGTTTTTGTTAATGTGTGGTGAGTATAGTTTCAATATGTTGAAACTGTCAACGTCAAGGTTTCAATATTTGGCATTATTGTATTCAATATATTGTACATTATTGAAGTTTCTAGTAATTTTAATGGTTAAAAGTTTCAATAAATGACAACTTTCTTGCGGGAAGAGCGTAACAGGTTAGAGCTAACACAAGCAGATGCTTCTAAAGCAATTGGTGTAGGTAAAACGACTTTCCTTCGTTGGGAAGCTGGATATCCAATCCCTTCTGACAAATTAATTGCCTTATCCGATATTGGCTTTGATATTAATTACGTACTCAAAGGCTGTAAAAGAGATACTTTACCAGCCGCATCAACACCAGGCACAGCCCTGCAAACCAGCCATGCTGATTTAACGGCGGTGCCGCAATATGATTTATCAGCCAGTGCTGGTGGTGGCGCATTAGTGGTAGCTGAGCACCCTATTGCTCGTTTTGAACTTTCAAAGCGTTGGTTAGAACAACACAACTTACATAATAAGAAGTTAACAGTTGTTCCCGTTCGCGGTGATAGTATGGAAAACACACTTCACGATGGTGATTTAACGCTTGTTTCGTTGATAGATGATTTATCAGAAGCACGTGAAGGTGTTTGTGTTCTGCGCTTTGATGATGAGATTTTTGTAAAACGTATTCAGTACGATTTTAAAAGTAAGGGTTATAAAGTCACTAGTGACAACAACGCTTACTCTGGTTTTTTTGTTGAGGCTGAAGATATTGAATCTGGCAGGTTCACAGTGCTTGGCCGTGTAGAGCGAGTGCTGCAAAGGACAAAGGTTTAAATAGTAACGTACAAATTTTAATGGATTATATTTATGCGAGTCTGGTTAGAAAAAAATAAAATATACTTTGATACTTTTGCACCTATATCATTAAGCATTGCAGCTCTTTTTGTAGCTATTGCATCCTACAAATTAGCTGATCAGCAGCTAAAGCTATCTTCTTTGAATGCTAAACCTAACTTCTATTTAAAGGAAATCTCTTTATATGATCCAGTCGCAAAGCATGCGAATGAGACTGAGCTGAGAATATACAATTCAGGAGAAGAAATTAGTAATTTTAATAAAAATGTAAATTCAATAATTATAGTTGAACAGTATAAAGAAACAGAAAAGATTGTCTCTTATATACCAATAATTGGATACTATGATGTTAGTTTTAATTCTTCAGATCCAACTGGTGAATTATCGATTGTTAAAGGTCATAACAATAATGCTAAGTTTTTTGATGTTTATGTTGAATTCCAAAATTCTAAATTTAATGACAAGTATGGTTTTGTTTTCATATCTCTAAAACATTCAACTCAAATTACTTACACAAATAAACTTGGAGAAGATGGCGAGTCATTCTTTATAGACACTTCTCCTGTTAGCTCTGTTGAATACCAAAAGTTTATGAGTAACTACAATGCCAGTGATCATATTAGGTTATATGATTTATCTTTAAGCGATATTGAAAATGTACTGCAAAGTAAAATATGATCTCTACAAATGGAACTGATTGGAACTCGCTTAAACACCAACAGATTGAAAACTACAGTTCGCTATTACTTTTTATCTGTCCGTACTTTATATAGCATTCACCTTTAAAGTCATCATATAAGTATTTGTTATCTTGAAATTTTTCAATTTGGCTTTGATCTATCCAAAAATTTATAATACTGATCAGATGAGATTGCCTCTCAAAAGAGAAGAAGTTGTGGTATTTCAAATAACCTTTATCTAACAAACTTCGTTGCAATGCAAAAATATCAACTATCATTTCAAAAACAGTTGCTAACGGGAATTTAAAAATAGAATAATGTTTTATACCTATCGCATCACAGATAGCTTTCAAAACGTCTTCAAAAATTAATAAAAGCACGATAATTTTTACTTTGTATGGATTGATTTGTGAACAAACTGCAGTGACAATTTTCTGGTCTTTATCATTAATAATGTGCTTAACTAATTCATATTTCATTTCATTCATATTTAGCCCCCTTGCAATGGTAAATACTTCTTTTTCAAAATTAATAAAAAAGGCAAATATGTATTCAACACGATTTTCGTCAACTTTATTATGAACATCATCTTTTGACTTAGGTTTAAGGTAGAAGCGGCAATATATAGATGTCGCATCATTTGCCCTGATTAATTTGAACCCACCATTGTAAATCGCTGCTTCAAATTTTTCTTTAAAAAGTACAAGTTCTTTGTGGTAGAGATCTAATTTATGCTCAAATTCTTGCCTTTCCAAATTCCTTTTTTGATACTCTAAGTTTTCCTGAAATTGAATCGCTCTGAAATTCGCTGTTGCAAGTGTTGCTAGTGGGATTGAAGATCCAAGAATCCATAAAGGAACTGACATAAAGGTTAGGAATATGTCTAACGAATTTTTGTTAGGCCACTCAGGTATTAACCTATCATTTATCCAAATAAAACACATAAGGATCAAAGAAATTGATACTGGGATAGCAATTGCTAGCCAGAAATATTTGTAGGTGAAAACACTAGGGATGTTTTCTTTTTGATTAAGGGTAGTCATAACTGGTCTCTCCTTGAGAATTAAAGAGAAAGTATCAGAAAGCAATTGAATGTAAAGTGCGTTAATTAATTAATTATTTTTAAACTTTACAAGTGTAATTATGCAGACTAGATTTACATGAAATTAACACTTGTAAGGATACACGATGAAAATCATCTTTATCATTATTGCTATATCTGTACTTAGTGGATGCAGCACATATTTCAAAAAATCATATATATCTATTTCTGACAAGGAGGATAAAACGGTTGGTACGCTATTTGTTTGGGAGCCTGATACCAGTGCAGCTGTTATTTTAAACGATCCTGATGGAACGATTAGAGCGTGCATGCAAACTGCTTTGGCAATTAAAACAACAGATGCGGAAGGTGACGCAACTATATCAGAAGCGATATTAAATTTGTCTAAAACAGCAGCTAAAGTGAGTGAAAGTCAAGGTGATGATAGAGCTAAGTCACAAGCTTTAGCTGAAATATCAGGCTCTATAAATCAAACAGCTAATTTATTGACTACAACAACAGAGAGAACTTCGTTCCTAAATATGGGTATGTTTTATATCTGCCAATTATCTGCCAATAAGACAATAAGCGAATCTACTACGTCAAAATTAGTGTCAGAATTGATAACTAAAACAGTGAAAATTACTGAAAAATGATGTTAAAGCCCCTAGTTAGGGGCTTTTTCTTAAAGATTAAAGCAGGCTTAAAGTACTCTTTGCAATAGCTTGTACGATAGTATGATCACACTCATATTCTAAAGCTGCTTCAACAAGTATTGGTCTTAGCGACTTACGCACAGAAAGTGACCTTTCTCCTGTTAACTCATTGAACGCTATGGTCTCATCTATTACTGATTCCACTAAGTTGTTTAAATGAGTTACTTCTTTTTTGATGGTTTTATATGAATTAGCTAGATTTGATTCATTTTGGTGACTTATTGTGAATGTCTGTTTTATTCCAAATATGTCATCTAGTGAAATACTTTTTGCTACACACGCCTTTACAATACCTTCGTATGGTAATGAGCTACGTTTCATAGCATTTATGAATGCAGACTGTGATAAACCCATAGCAAGGGAAAGTGCCCTGGTACTACTAACATCAAACTCTTTTTTAAGCTTTTGAGTGGTAAGTTCAATATCAATTTTTTTAAAAGTATCAATAGTCATATTGGTTAAGAATACAAAAAATAGAATTGGAGGGATAAACCAATTAATAGCATTTTTGGGAAGTATAAGTATTTAAAGTAAGTTTTCATGTGTTTCCTTTTTGTTTTGATCCTGTTGGTTAAATTAACTACCCCGTTTTTATATGTAAAGGTTTTTCCGACAGTGGTTTTTACCGCGGTTGGTTATTGTAGATGCTCACTGATTGTATTTAATTTACGTGTTTATTTTAACTGATTGGAGAATGATGATGAGTAAGCTACATAGTATGACAGTTGATGAGTCGCTTGTTATTAGCCAGCGGGTTGTAGAGCTGGTTAAAAAAGAATGCAAGCAAATGGGCATTTACTACAGTAACCGCCCATTGCTTATTGCGGCTTACGCTGCGGGAGCTGGCGCTCTAAGTGAGCATGACTTACTTACCATTGACCTTGGTTTCGACATGGGCAAAGATAGCGTCAAATAGCTCAAGCGGTCTCGCATCTGAATATGTCATTTCTGGGGTTTGCAGTTCATTTGCTAGTTGTGACAGTAACGATTTATCAACCATTGTTGTAAATAGTTGGACGGACAATTTAGCAATCTCTATTTTTTGGTTATCCATAGTTTATCCTTTTTTATGTTGGGTTAAGCCCTCGCTGTATTTAAATGCAGCGGGGGCTTATTTTTTAGCACAGCTTTTGTAAAAAGGCTAAAAACCCATTAACGCCTGTAAGCGATTTTAAGCGCCCTATTGATTTTTGTGGCTATGATGGCTTAACTCAAAACCGTTTAAACACGCTCAGTTAAATTTAAACAGGGTTTAAACATGGTTTAACTTGGATTTAAAGTTATGGTTTAGTGTTTTGGCTCAAAGAGGATTTTAAACCGTCTGCTTTGTGTGTATTATTCAAAAAAACAAATAATAATACATATAGGGAAATACAAGAATGGTTAAAGAATATCTCATTTTACGCTACTCACTAGTGGAAGAAGCGCAAAAAGCGCTTAATGTAAAAGCGATCCCACCAGTTAAAGGTCACGCAATAATACCAGCGATCAAGAATGATAGAGAATTTAAGTCAGCTGGCGCTCTTTATAGCGTTCTTGGATTTAAAGGGCTCGTTCCGTCTTTTGGGTATGATTTTCCAAAAGAGCGGTTTTTCTGCGGAAAAATAGCAAAACTTAAGAAACAACAAACTGGCGAGAAGGTTCCTGGTGACATCGTTGAAGTGGTGCATGATAATTGGATTCCATTATCTGTAGTAATCGATATCGAAACTCAACACATATTTGTTAGGAAAGATTGGAGATATGGCGATCCTGAACATATAGCCAGGTCATTGCAGTCAGCTTTTACAGATCCAATACTTGCTACATACAATCATCGCATTTTTATTGAAGGTAAATCTGAATCAGCTAAGTTTTGGAATATTGTAGGCTCAAAAAGTAAAATATATAGACTAGAATTTAAGTTAATATCTCCAAACATATTAGATACAAACCAAAAAGCAAGGGATGCTGTAGAAGCATTAAAAGATATATTTGGGCAAGATGAAATTGACATTACTTTGAAAAATGACTCTGGAGATTTGAAAGTACCCGAAGCACCAGTGTCAAACTACCTAGAGTATATTGCAGAAGGCGAAGGAAGCTGGAGTGTTGTTACAGAAGGTGAAAGGGGCGGAAAAAAGGCGCATAGTAGTAACGAGAATATTGATACAGTAAGCCTGCCATCTATTGAAAATGAGAGTGAAACAGATGACTCTCAAATGGAGTTAGGTGAAAAAGCTGATTCTGTGCATACCTTAAATTATAAAGAGTCAAATTTAGGTGCTGAAGTTTATGCGACAATTAAACATATGGGTAAAAGTTAAAAAGCCATTATTAATTGGTTTATATATTTTGGTGTCTTTAATTCTATGTTTCGCTGTTTTACACATAACTAACGGGGCTGCAAAAAAGTTATTTGATACGGTATTGGCCGTTTTCCCTTTTTTTGTTACTGCTGCAAGCGCACTAACATGGGCGTTGTTTAACTACATTGAGGGTGTGTTAAAAGATGTTAGTGAGCTAAAGGCTGCTCAAAAAAAGATAGATAAGGCTATAAATTTACTAACTGATTTAAAAAATGAAGTCATTAGCAATGCTGCTTTTATCATTTTATTATTGATTTTAGATGCTGTGTTTAATGGCATTTCTAGTTTGTATGGGGGGGATTCAACCCTTGCGCAGTGGCTATTTTTGTCTGTGAGGGGAGCTATTATCTCCTTAGCAATTTATGCAGCACATGATCAGTTTCAAGGTTTTAAAACAGCACAACAATTTAGATTAGTGATCAATCAGGGTAAGAATAAAAAGTAGTAGTAACATTAACTTGTACAGCTATAAAAGTAATAGATAAAACCCGCACTTAGCGGGTTTTTTTTACTTCTTTTTTATGTGCGCATTTATTTGAGCAGTAAAACTCGCCGTTTAGTTTAATGGGTGTGTACAGTGGGCTGTTGCACGATTTGCAGAGTGAGAACGCCTGGGCGTGGGCGTCAATTTCGCAGTTTGAGCATTGGCCGTCGAGAAACGTTATTTCATTTTGAGTGAGTGGTTTTGTACATGATGTGCAGCGAGCCATAAAATATTCCTTGCAGTGTTTTAAATACCCGCTTAGCCTATATAGGTTACCCCATTCTTAACGCTGTAAAGTCTTTTCCAGCGGTTCAATAATCACTCCCCCCCTACACTGGGTGCCACTTAGTTAGTTTATTGGCACTTGGAACATGGCAGACAAAACAAACAAAAACACCCAATTTGATTGGTTTGAAGTTTTTAAAGCAGGCACACAAACCGACTCTAAAGGCGTTACTCATTCGTTTAGCGACGCTGATTTAAACAGCGTTGTAGCCAACTTTAAACCTAAAACCGCGCCGTTGGTTATTGGCCATCCTAAAATGCATGACGCTGCGTGGGGTTGGGCCAGTGAATTAAAAGCCGTTGGTGGCTCGTTGTTTGCCAAAGCTGAAGACGTTTGTGCTGAGTTTGCACAGGCCGTTGAAAGCAAGCGCTACCCTAACCGCTCTGTACGTTTAGAAAAAACTGATAACGGCTATAAGCTGGCACACATTGGCTATTTGGGCGGCAAGCCCCCTGCTGTTGAAGGCCTAGCCTGGCAGTTTAACCAAAGTGATGACGCCGACACTTTAACTTTAGAATTTGCTGCAGGTGATATTGACAACATATCGCTGCATACATCAAACGCCCTTACCCGCCTTATGAGCAACTTACGCAGCTTTTTAACTGACCGTTTTGGCAGTGAAGCGGCTGACAAAGTTGTGCCACATTACGAAGGTGAATGGTTAAAAGAAGAAACCATTATTGCTGAGCACGAACGTGCTAAAGCCAATGCGGGTGAAGGTGCCGAATTTAGTAAAGGTGATGATGCTATTAATACTGATGTAAATAGCAACGCCACCCCACCCACCCATGAGGACAATGCAATGGATGAAAAAGAAAGAAAGGCGCTGCAAGACCAAATTGATGCGGCCAACGCTAAAAATGCAAAGCTTGAATACGCGCAACGTGTTGCAGCGGCTAGCACCTTTATTAACACCGAAGTAAATGGCGGTAAGGCCCCACGTTTAACCAATACCGATGGCATGGCTGAGTTTATGGCCAAGCTGGATGACGGCGACACCACTTTTGAGTTTGCTGCCGCTGACGGTAAAAGCCAAGAGCTTAAACCCGCTGCGTGGTTTGAAGGCTTTTTAAAAGGCTTACCTGAGCAAACAGGGTTAACCCACGAGTTTAGTAAAGACGATAAAGACGGCGAAGTAACTGACGACAGTGCAGAAGCGCTGGCAGCTAAGGCGCTTGAATTTCAACAATCACAATCTAGCAAGGGCATTGAAATTAGCATTACTGCCGCGCTAGATCACATCAAAAAGGCTTAAAACCATGGCACAACCAGGATTTATTAGAAACTTTAGCGCGGTTGCTGTTATTGCTGCCAACCGATTAGTGGCGGTGTCTGCACTTGAAGATTTTCAGGTTGAACCGGCTGTTGACGCAAGCGCCGTGTTTGTTGGTGTTACAGAGCAAGGCACTGACAACCATTTACGTGTTGATGTGGTAATGACCCAATCTGCCCCTGTTGAATTTGGTGGTGATATTGCTGCAGGTGATTTGATTGTTGCTGACACTGAAGGTAAAGCTATCGCCCTTGATTTAGCCGACTACGTGGGTGAAACCAAAATACACGTTGCAGGCTGGGCAATGGAAGAAGGCGACGCTGGCACCATTGGCGACATATTTTTAGCCCCGCAGTTAATTGCGACTATTCCGAGTGCTTAATGCGCTTGGGTTAACTTAAATTTTTAAAGTGAGGATTTGCCATGAGTAATGGTATGCCATTTACCCCTGACGTTGAGCAAACGGCCATAGCCATTGCTTATACAAATAAAAAGCTAATTGCTGATAATTTAGCGCCGTATTCATCTGTTGGTAAACGATCGTTTGAATGGACTGAATACAACAAAGGCGACAAATTTACGCTGCCAGATACCAAAATTGGCCGTAAGTCTAGCCCGAATCAAGTTGAGTTTGGTGTAACGGAAAAAGAAAGCTCTGTTGTTGATTATGGTTTATCTGATGTTATTCCAAATGATGACCAGGCTAATGCACCAGCAAACTACAACCCGCGTACGCATGCCGCTGAGAGCATTGCCGACTTAGTTTTACTTGGTCGTGAAGTGCGTGTTGCTGAGCTGTATAACACTGCGGCTAACTTTGGTAAGTCTGAAAGCTTATCGGCGCAAGGATTTAAGTTTTTAGATGACCCTACGCTTGATATTTTGCCGTTCTTTTTAGAAATGCTAGACGAGCCATTAATGCGCCCTAACGCGATGACTATGTCTCAAACAGTGTCTACCAAGTTACGTACCCACCCTAATATTGTTAAAGCGTATAACGGCACCAGTGGCGACAAGGGCTTAGTACCTTGGAGCTGGATTAAAGAGCAGCTCGAAATTGACCATATCAACGTTGGCCAAGCTCGTTTGAATACAGCGAAAAAAGGCAAAGACTTAGTGCTTAAACGTGCCTTTGCTGACAACTTATCGTTTACGTATCACGACCCATTGGCGTCATTTCAAAACAAACGTATGACATTTGCTTTAACCGCACGCTATGGCTCGCGTGTGTCGTCAAACCGTGATGTAGCCGCTGGCTTAAATGGCGGTGTAGAAGTGATGGTAGGTGAAGCAGTTAAAGAAATTGTGTTAGCGAAAGACTGCGGTATTTTGCTGACCAACGTGCTGACGCCAGCCGGTTAATTAATCATTGTTGTTCCCTGTGTAAAGGCCCCGCGTTTAACCAATATCGACTTGCTCGGGGCTTTTTTTTACTAACTGAGGTGTGCATGTTTACTACAGAACAAGCAGTTATAGACAAAATAGGCATTAATACGCTGTTGCAATTTGCGTCGAATAAATTTAATGAGCCAGGCACTCGCGTGACGCGTGATGATGTTGAAGCCGCCCTTTTAAGTGAGACGTACAGCGAGTTGCAAGAGCAAATTAATGCCTGGTATGCGCAAGCACAAAAAAATGTAAATGCTGTTATAGCGGGCTACGTAGCACGATTTGCGTTAAACCCAGATGATATTAATAAATCAGTATTGCCAGGCATTGCTAACGATTTAATGCACTGTGAGCTTGCCCCTAACATTGCTGACGAAAACCTTAAAGCCCTTAAAAGCCACGCCATGGCGATGCTTGATAAGGTTAGTAAAGGTGTGATCCAAATTAAGGAAGACGCGCCTGCAGGCGTAAGAACTGGGATGCGAACCAAACCTGCAGGCTCTCAATTTAATTGGGAACGCTATTAATGGCGGGTGTATTTATACATATAAGCGGGAATGCCCTACCGCGCTTAGCCCAAATTGCAAACACAAGCGTTGCCCCAGCTGATGTATTGGACGACATTGGTGCATTTTTAGACATGGACGTCACCACCCGCTTTTTACGCGAAGTAACCCCCGAAGGCCGCAAGTGGGAGCAGTCGCAAGCGGCAAAAGACCGTGGCGGTTTAACGCTGACTGATGACCGTAACCTTGCAGGCTCTGTTACGCACAACGTAAACGGCAATACGCTTGAGCATGGCTTAGGTGAAAAGTACGCAGCCATACACCACTTTGGTGGTGAAACTGGCCGCAATAAAAGCGTGACGTTACCTGCACGGCCAATACTGGGTATAGCTGCTGTGCAAGAAAACGAGATCAACGACATCATCACTGATTGGTTAATTTAAAGAGCATTTAAATGGCATTTAACTTTGATTTAAACAACATAGAAGCCTTATTAAACAACACTGTTTTTGATGCATCAGTGGGATTTGCGAGCGATTTTAACCATGTACGCGAGCATGCTGTACACAGCGCTCAGCTGTTTGTATTACCACTGGCTGATGACAACACCAACACCAATGAAGTACACGGCCGTGATGAATACCAGGTTAAAGACGTGTTTGCTGTGATGATTGTGATCCCCTGCGCTGCAGGTAATGCCCACAGTGATGCACAAGTAAAGCAATTGCGCAGTGATGTAAAAGCCGCTATTGCGGGATGCCAATACCCTGGGTGGGACCCAATAAAGCTTGATAAGGGCCGTACCATTGAGCTTAACAAAAAAACCAACAACCTAATTTATCAGTGCCAGTTTAGTGTAACTGGCCTACATACTGTAACTGTTAAGGTGATGCCATGAGCAAACAAACCGAGCCGCAATCAAGTAAACCCGCTGAGGAAACAGGCGTTGTGATCACAACCCCTAAAAAGTCCCGCGCTATGACGATTGCCCAAAACGTTAACCAGGTACTGGCAAGTGCTAAAGGTAACAGAGATGAAATAGCCGGCGCTTTTAATTTAAAAAACGGTGAGCTAATTAAAGTGGAGACTAACGCATGAGCAGTTGGCGATTTAAAGACAAACTCATTTTAGCTGATGCCCTGGGCACAACCTTAACGGGCCTGCACGCTATTTATGCCAGTGACGTTGAACTGGCCCTTGAAAGCGAAAGCGAAAAAGACGAGCTAGAAACCAGTTACAGCGGTGCAAGCCTTGAGACGTTTTACGGTGAGCACATAAGCCTTAACTTTAAAACCCCGCTTGCCATGAGTGGCACGGTGGGTAATGAGCCTGCCTTTGCCCCGCTGTTATTAGCCTGTGGCATGGTGCAAGTGGCGGATGCCTCAAGCGTTACCTTTACCAAAGGCGCGGCTGTAGCGGTTACCTGCAAAGTACGCTTTGGTAAAAACACCCACAACATTAGCGAAATGAAAGGTAATGTGAGCTTTGCGCTTGAAAAAGGCAAACCGATGCTGAATTGGCAGTTTAAAGGCTTGTTTAGTGCGCCGGTTGCAAGTACTGCCGCCCCTGCTGTTGATTGGGATCGTTGGGTGCGCCCCGAAGTACTTGGCGTAAGTAATAGCAGTGACTTTAAGCTTAACGACGTTAAACGCACGCTGCACAAGCTTACTGTCGACTTAGGTAATAACGTGGTGTTTGACCGTGCCATTAATCATGAAGAAATAATGATAACCGGTCACGAAAGCAGCGCTAACTTTACGCTAACAGCTGAAGAACTGGCCACCTTTAACCCGTTTGCTGATGTGGGCAAAGTGCAAATGTTTGAATTTACCCACGGCACCGCCGCAGGTAAAAAAGTAACCATTATTGGCCGCTACCAAATGCCTTGGCCTAAATACACCAGCCTGGAATCTGAATTAACTGGTTATGAGTTTGACGGCAAGCTAGTGCCAAGCGGCGCGGGCTATGACGAACTGACGATAGTGTTTGAGTAAGTTAGTCACCCAGAAATAACGAATTACGACTGCTAAATTAGGAAAACAAACAATGAAATTAAAATTATTAAATGGGTTAAAAAGTGCCTTAATTAGTGCCCCACTCAATTTTGAGTTTGGTGGGGTTATTTTTAAATTTACTGCAAAAATTAAGCTAGTACCTGAAAGCGAGCTTAAAACACTTACTGAAAATCAAGGTGCTAATGACAACAAGATTGTGCGTGCATTATTAGTGGGTTGGGATGACTTTTTTGATGACGGTAAAGACGTACCCTTTGATATAAGCACACTTGAAGAAATGCTGGCGTACAGTGGCTTAGCGGCCCGATTAAGTGTTGAGTGCATTAACGCCCAGTACCGTATCACTGAAAAAAACTAGCCGATGTTGCTAGGTGGTTTTTGGGCGACCTAGCAGCAGACAGTAAAACACTTAACGACGACGAAGCCCATTTTGGCGCACCTAAACAGATTGCGCCACACGATGAGGAAACATTGTTTGTATTGCCCCAGAACCATACGGCGGTAGTGGCACTCACCACCGCCAGCAGCCAATGGCAACGGGATAACCAAGGGATAGAAATTGCCCTTGATTATGCCAGGGCTGATATAGCCTGGCGCTATGCAGACATAACCCTCAACCCCGATGATTTTGCAAAACTGCAAACCCTAGAGCGCACAATAATTGGTTTAATAAGGCGACCCGATGAGCAACAACTTGAATTTGGCGTTACGCTTAAGTTATGACGGTAAAGCAGTGACCACCGGTGCGCGCCAAAACGTAAATGAATTAAACCGTATTCAACAAGCAGTACAGCGGCAAATGGTAGCTAACCAGCAATTAGGTGCCAGCCAAGCTCGCATTATGCAACAGCAAGGCGCAATGACCCGCCAGCTGAGGTTAATGAATAGCGCCTACGGGCAAATTGGTGCAACGCTCACTACCTTGGTGGGTATTGGCACCGCTACTATGTTTGTGCGCGATACGGGCGCTGCACAATTGCTCGATACCCGCTTAAAAGGTTTAACTGGTTCAGCTGAAAACTACGCTAAAGTACAAGAGTATTTATTTGCCACATCAGACCGATTAAACACCGGTTACACCACCCTTGCCGACTCTTACAGTAAAATTTTAACGCTACAAGAAGTGGGTGTTGTTACCCAAACCCAAGGTAAAGCCATTTTAGAGGGCATGGCTAACGCCGCTGCTAAAACAGGTGCCAGTAATGTGCAGCTTGGGCAGAGTTTGTTTGGTATGACGCAAGGGATGACTGCCGGCGTTTTACGCGCGGAAGAGTTAAACCAAGTAACAGAACCCATGCCAGGGCTTTTACAAAAACTTGATAAAGCAGCGGGTAAAGCCGCCGGCGGTTTTAGGCAAATGGTGAACGATGGCCAAGTAACCAGCCAGATGTTTAAAAACTATCTGATCAAAGCGCTTAACGATTATGCCGGTGCGGCCGAGGCCACCGAGGGTAAAATAAACGCCAGCTTTGCGGAAATGGGGAATGAGTACCAACGTTTAATACGCAAATATGAAGAGCCAGTAAACTTTGCTGTTACAAGTGTGGTTGACTCAATTACCGACAGCATGGCCTATTTGAGGGAGAACGAAGAGGTTGTAAATGGTTTAGTGATGGCAACCAGCGGATTAGCTGCCGTTTTAGCTGGGCATTTAGTTGCTGGAATAGCTGCCAGCACAAAGGGCTACATTGCAAATATTGCCGCTAAGAACCGTGCGTTAATTGCTGATGCAGCCTTGGCCAAACAATCTAAAGCGACTGCTATTGCAGAGCACCAAAGGGCATTAATTGATCAGGCTGCTGCAAAAAGACAGCTAGCAATGGCGCATACTGATGGCACTAGAGCTGCTGCAATTAATAAGTTGGCTGCAAGTAATATGCAAGTAGCTGCAACACAAGGAGCGGTAAACGCTACAACCAACGCTTATGTGCCTATTGCTCGTAGAGCAACCTTAGCAGCAGGGGCCTTAGCACTGTAATGGGGTTACTAGGTGGCCCTGTTGGTTTGTTCGTTACCGCAGGGCTTGGCCTTGCTTACTTTGCAAGCCAAGGCGATGACGCTACCGACTCAGTTAATAAATTAAAGGAGGCGAGTAAAGACTTAAACCCTTATGCCAATTTAACCGGTAGCCAAGCGCAAGGCTTACTATTAATGGCTCAAGGGCGTATAAAAAATGCGATTCAACTTGCTGATGAAGCACGGGATCGTTTTAACAATCCATTCTTAAAAGGTAAGTTTTCTGACGTAGAGGCCGCTGAAAAACGCGTTACTGATTTAAAGAATGAAATTGTGGCACTGCAACAAGTGCTTGCAATTAAAGAAACTGAAAAGCCTAAGCCAGTTGTAGCAAGTACTGCCCTTCCCGATAACATAAAGCGTTTAGAAGTCAGCTTAATGGGCGAAGAAGCCCGCTTAAAAGATAGCTACGAAAAACGTAAGCAAATGGTGATCGTTGCACGTGAAAACGATGCTGCTAATAAAGTTAAATACGACGCTATTTTAAAACAGCTTGATGTTAAATATGGCGAAGACCTAAAAACCATTGCACAAAAACGTGAAACTGAAAAAACACGTATACAAAACCAAGCCGAAGAAAAACGTAAAAACGATTTACAGGCAGACTTAGAAAACCGTATAGCCACTATTAAAGGCTTTGCTGGGCGTGAAGCACTGGCCGCTTACAACAACGAACTGAGTGTAGAGCAAGCCCGCCAACAAGCCCGTGTTGATGCCAAGCGCCGAGCGCAAATAGGCTTAGCGGCGAATGATGATGTAGGCGAACTAAAATATAACACTGATAATCAGCTACGTGATTTAGAACGCCAAACAGAGCTTAACTCAGCAAATGGTTATTACAGCCAGCGTGAAGCAAATGAAGCCGCGCACCAAGAGCGGTTAATGCAAATTAAAACCCGCCATACCGGAGCGCTGCAAAGTAATGTTTTAGCCTTTGCTAACTTTGAAAAACAAACCGAAGCCGAAAAGTCGAGCGCGATTGTTGGTTTAGGTGCTGCCACGTTTAAAGCCATGGCAGGGCAAAGTAAAACAGCCTTTAAAGCGTACAAAGCCTTTGCTATTGCTCAGGCTGTTATTAATACGTACCAAGGTGCAACGGCTGCATATACATCGTTAGCGCCTATTCCAATTGTTGGCCCTGTGTTGGGTGGCGTTGCCGCAGCGGCTGCAGTAATGAGTGGCTTACAACAAGTGCGCCAAATTAAAGCCCAGCAACCGGCGGGTATTGCGCACGGTGGTTTAGATTATGTGCCGAATGAGTCTACCTATGTATTACAACGTGGTGAGCGCGTATTAAGCCCTAAACAAAATACTGAGATTAGCCAAATGGCGCGGCGTTACAATGCAGGCGGCGCAGCGAATGATGGTGGTGGCTCAGGTGGAGTTACGTTAAATATAACAAACCAAATTACCGTACAAGGTGGCGCTAATGAACAAGCATCACAAGCGGTTGGTCAAGACATAGCCCGCCAGGTTGTTGGTGTTGTTGTGGCTAATATTCAAAGTAATGGTGCAATTATTAAAGCAGTTCGTGGCGCTGCTTAGTTGTTAAGTAATTGAGATTGGTGTAAAAAGGAGTTTTAAAACGATGGAATGCTTGTGAAATATTTGAAAGAAATAAGCTTGGTAATCCTGCTTGGGTTATTGATAGGAGGTGTATTTTTTCATTTTAGTCATTATTTTGATTATAGACCCGCTCAGACAAATTTAGATGGCTGGATGAATACAGCTATTTATTTTAATAACGTTTTAACCCCTGTACTGACTTTAATAACGATTGGGCTATTAGCTTCAAACCTTAAATCGATGAAAAAAGCAAATTCTTTAATCCACGAATCAAATAAGTTAGTTATAAATCAGAACGGGCTAGATTTATTTGTAAAACAAGTACAAATAACAAGAGATAAATTTCTGGATAACAACTTATTTAGCTTTAAGTTAGATGTTTGCGGAAAATTATTAGAAGCAGTAGGAGATAACCCCGGTCTTACAGAAAAAGTTGAAGCGTTTGCCGATATAAAACCGTTAACGCTTGAAAGCCTTGTTAGAAAAACAATAGATATAAAATTTGATGTGAAAACTTGCTTACAACTATACAAACATCATAAGAAAATTGATGAACCCTTAGATGTTGTAGGGCTCATTAGAAATTCAGATAGCCTTGAGAAAATTTTACTCCCTTTAATGGGAGAAGTTATAGTTGAAAAAATTTCAAATCTTGATAGAGATGAAAATATTACAAATGAAGCATTAAACAGTTTCAAATATTTGCTTGAGGAGTTGTACCAGCAAAAGGAAGAGGTACTCTATACTCTTTATATAAAATCCTTTAAGATGAATTTTGACACAGATTTGGTAAGTTTGATCTTCGAATTTGATACAAAACTTTTAAATAAAAACTTAAAAAAAGAACTTGAAAGACATATGTAAACCCCTTTCCAGCCGAAAGCTTACCCCTTAAATTTTATACTCGTTACCAGTGTTTTATTATGAAACTTGGTAACGATGCAACCACTCCCCCTACCCAAACGGCCTAAGCTCTCTAACTTTACGTTAGTACCAAATAGCCAAACTCATTTAAATAAAGCCAATAACGCGACCGAGGTTTACGACCTTGAGGGTGCTTACTGGGAATTTGAAATTGAACTTGCCAATGTCCCTGAGCGCGATGCGTTGGCGCTTGATGGCTTTATTGCCAGTTTACGCGGCCAAGTGGGCACGTTTACCTTAATTGATTACCGCCGTGAACAACTTGATAAAGATTTTGTGGGTTATGTGCGTGGTGATAACCAAGACGGCAATATTTTAATTATTGATGGCTTACCCGCTAACCAAAGCCTATTGGTTGTTGGCGAACGTATGCAAGTAGGTGTTGGCCAAAACACTGAGCTAAAAGTTTTAACCCAAGATTTAGTGACTGACTCACTTGGCCGCGCCACAGTAATATTTGAATCCCCTCTGCGTAAAATACCTGCAGACAACACCCTAATTACCTTTAAACAACCGGTTGGTTTATTCCGTTTGGCTGATAACAAGCAAGGCCTTGCCAGTGCGCAGTATAAAAACGGCATAGTTACAAGCTGGAAAATTAAAGGTCGGGAGGCGTTTTAATGGAAAGCCTAAACGCCGCCCTACTTACTGATTTAGCCACCAGTGGCCGCGCTCGCTTTTTTGTACGCCTGGCGTTTAAAAGCGGCGATGTACTGCTGCATACAGGTGTCGGTGAACGCCGCTTTGCTAATTTAACCTGGCATGGCGTGGGCATGCTTGGCACTGTGAGCGAAATACCCGCCAGCGATAAAAACGACAGCACCAGCATACGTTTAACCCTACACACCCAAGACCAAGCTGTATTAGCCGAGGTGGCCGAAAACGACCCTATAAGCCAGGGCTGTGAAATTTACCTTGTTACTGTGGATGAACACTACCGCGTAAGCCAAAGCCAATTGCTTGAAAGTGGATACATTGTTGCCTGTGACGTAGAGCGCGGCGATGTATCGCAAATACAGCTAAGTGTTGCAGGTGAAAGCGAGCGCTGGAAAGAAGCCCGTTTAAATCAACGTTGGAACGACGCCACGCAAAAATCACTTTACCCGGGTGATGTATTTTTTAGTGAACAAACCACCGCGAACAAACAAAACCTACCTGATACGCAACCTGGTAATTATATAGGAGGGCCACGCAATGAACGTCGCCGCTAAGCTTGCTGCATTTATTAACCAACGAAACTGTGAACCGTTTAAATGGGGTAAAAATGATTGCTGCCTATTCGTTGCCGACTGGGTGTTATTTGCAACTGGCAGTGATGTAGCAGCGGATTTTAGAGGTAAATACCGCACTGAAACTGGCGCGTTTAAACAACTATTTAAACACGGTTTAAATGATGTTCAATGTGTTTAAAGAGCGTTTAAACCCTGCTATAGCGCTTAGTTACGCCCGCCGTGGTGATATCGCCTTAGTTGAATTTAAAGGTGAGTATGTGGGCGGCATAGTGACTGTAAACGCAGTGGTGTGTGTGGGGGAATATGGTTTAGTAACCCGACCAATGGACACAGTAAAAGCAGTTTACCCGTTGGAGCAGCGCAATGTCTAAGGTTGTAGATACGGTTGTTAATGTTGTTGATACTGTTTTTGATTATACAGGGCTTGGCGCACTGTGGGATTCGTTAGCGCCGGACTTGCCAGAAAATGATTTAGCAACCCTTGGCCAAGGCCTGCAAAAAGGCATAGACCAACCAAGGCGTATTACTTTTGGCCGTGACCGTGTGGGCGGTATTATTGCTCACCAAGCGGAAGTTGAAAAAGGCGATAAAAAATGGATGCAATTAATTGTACTCATTAACGGTGCGCCTATTGATGCCCTTGAAGAGATTTACATTGCTGATAAAAAGCTGAGTGATTACCCAAGTGAGAGTTGGGATTATGAGTTAAGCGATGGCCGCCAAACCACAGCTAACGCAAAAGCGGTGGCTAAAATGGCAGGCTGGACGAGCGAGCATGTGGGCTTTGGGCAAAGCTATATTTTTATAGAGATTGAAAATAACCGCGAAGTGTTTGAAGACGGCATTGGCGATATGGGCTTTTTAATACGCGGCGCTAGAGTGTGGGACCCACGGGATACAAGCCAAGACCCTGATGATGAAACCACCTGGCTTTGGAGTCAAAACGCCGTACTGTGCGCCCTGCACTATGTGCGGTTTTATGGCGCGTATGAAGTGCCCTTTAGCAGGTTGCCGTTGCAGTGGTGGATTGCGGCAATTAACGTGTGTGATGAAGACGCCGAGTTTACCGACGCTCAGGGTGTTGTTACCACTGAGCCGCGCTACACAACCAATGGCAGCTTTACATTTAGCACCAAACCAATTGATGTTTTAAACCAGTTAGAAGCCTGTTTTGCGGGTAAAATTTTTAGACAAATGGGCCAATGGTATGTGCGGGTAGGTGCATGGTATGGCAACCCGACGTATACAATTAACCAGGATGATGTACACGGCAATATTAAAATTAAATGGCATGCTGATTTACGCGACCGTGCCAATGTTGTTAGAGCCACATTTACCGACCCTGAGCAAAACTACGATCGTACAGACGCCCCGCCTGTCGTGTCTACTGGGTATCAAACCATTGATAATCAGATATTAGAAAAGTCTATTTCACTGCCATTTGTACGCAGTAGCACCACTGCGCAGCGCCTAGCAACAATTTATTTAGAGCAAACACGCCTTGGCGAAATAGAGCTACCGCTTAAGCACAAAGGCTTAGCTGCTGCGGTTGGCCGTACTGTGCTTTTAAACTTACCCCGCGAGTCGATTAACAATAAAATTTACCGTGTAACCGAGCGCCGCTTTAGATTAGATGGCGGTGTAAGCTTGATGTGTGTTGAAGACGGCCCTAATTTATGGGCTGATAACATAATACCTGGCGCGCAGGATTTAACCCCAAACAGTGACTATTTGGTGGGTAAACCTCAGCCTGTTTTTGATGTACGGGTAACAATAGATGGTGATGGCAACGGCATAATCAAATGGAATCACCCGACCCCGCTTGCAGTTAATGAATACGATGTTGAGTTTATTAATACCGACGCCAACGAGCCGGTATTTAAAACCTCTGTTACGTATACACAAGTAACAATCCCTAATTTGCAGCTGGGAGAATACACCGCACGTATTAGCGCTAAAAACATTTTTGGCCAGCGCTCACAGCTTGTTGCTGTGCAATTTAATGTACTCACCCCTACGTTGCCCACTGTGTATGTAACGGCTGATTATAACCAAATTACGCTCACTGCCGAGATTGCTGCAGCAGGCATTGGCACTGCATTTGAGTGGGAGTTTTTAGGCACTAACGCACAGCCACAAAGCGGCGAACGTGTGCTTGCACAAATTTATAATCGCATCGGTTTAAAAAGCGAAACCGACTATAAATTTAGAGTGCGCAGCGTAAATCACCTGGGCGAAAGTGATTGGGTGAATGTAACGGCCACCACGACTACTGTTGACTTAACAGAGTACATTAATGAATTACCCCTCACTAAACTAAGCGAAGAAGCCCAAACACTCATAGCAGACATTAACGCACAAGTAGACCGCCTGCGCCCAGAAACCGAGAACAACCTACCGAGCTTAATTGCTAAAAACCTTGATGCGATAACCGGCCTTGCTGAAAAAGTACAAGTGATTGACGCTGAGAACCCAAACAACTTACAGCAGCAATTAGCCAACTCAAACAGCAAAATAGATGATTTAGAGCGCGTAACCGAAGTTTTAGACGAGTCGAATCAAAACAGTTTACCCGCGCTGATTAAAATCAATAATATTGCCATTGAGCAGCAGCGTTTAGCTCAACAAAACATTGGTTTGAGTTTGTTAAACATAACGAGTGCTTATACAAACTGGCGTAACGAATACGAGCGCCGTGCGTTTAATAATGAGCGTTTGATTGATGCGGCTGTGTATGTTGATCCGGATACTGGCACTATTGTAAACCGTGCCTTTGCGTATGCGGATGAAAGCTTTAATAGCGCTACGCTTTTAATTGACGGTGTGAACAGTAAAATTACCCTTGCGTCACAGCAAATTGCTCAGTCTCAAAATCGTATTAGCCATGCTGAGGCGCAGCTTATTGTTCAAGCCGCGCAAATCAACCAAAAAGCCACGTTTAGTGAAGTTGAAAGTCAGATAGCCGGTGCATTAGCTGCACTGCAACCCGCATACAGTTGGCAGTTTAATACAAGTAGCGAAGGGTTTGATCCAGATAGCCATAATGCCCTTGGATACATTGTGGCCACCGCGCAAATTAGTAGCCCAGCAATTAGCTATAACGCCGATGAAAACCCGATGTTTCGCCTGCGCGTGCGTAAACACTCAGGCGGAACATGGAAAGGTGATATTAAATTTAATGGGGGGGCCACTGCCCTACATTTGCCTGAGCCAACGAGCAGCGACTTTGAGACTTTAACGCTTGATGCTACTGGAACACAGGGCTACACGGGTACGATTACCAGTTTAGAGTTTGACCTTGGCGCGTGTGATATCGACTTTATCGAGGTGGGTAAACGCGGTGCAAACGATTTAGCCCTTGCAGACATTACCGCGCGTACCACAGAGCTTGAGCAAGACATTAACGCCGCAACGGGCGTTATGGCACAGTATGCAACAACCGCTTGGGTTAACGCCCTGGGCTATCAAACGCAAAGTAACGTACAAACGCTTATAGATTCGTTTAATACTCAGTACAGCATTGCCGCTACGCTGCAAGAGTTTAACGACCAAGACATCATCGTAAAAGCCAACGCTGCTCAAACGTGGATCGACGGAGCAAATGCCACCATTCGTGACCAAGTAACCAGCATTTTAAACAGTGACGATGGTGTAAACCAGCGCATTAGCACCGCTGAACAAAGCATTGATGCCATCGCTGGCGAAATAAGCCAAAGCATTACCCAAGTAAGCGGCCTAGAAATTGATGTTAAAGGCTTAGGCTTAAATGAGGTTATTGCAGCATACAACAAAATGCAGCAAGACAAAGAACTTGCAGAGCAAAGCTTTAGCCTTGCTGCCGCTAATCAAAAGCTTGCCGCTGTTACTAATGATGTTGAATCACTCGCAACGCAAACACTTGAATTAGTGGGCTTATACGGCCAAAACGCTGCGTATTTAACGAGTTTAAACCAAGCATTTGCGAACGAACGTACCGCCCGTTCAAGCACTGAACGTGAGCTGCGCGCTGAAATTATCAACGAGGGTACGCGCTCAGTAGCACAAGCCAACGAAAGGGTTGATGCCATTGTTGGTTACTGTGTAGATGCCGAGGGCAATAAAGTTGATGAAGTTAACGCCATGGCATGTATTGCCGCTGGCCATGAGTGGGTTGACGGCCCACTGGTACAGTTAATTAACGACTACACCAGCGTTTTTGTTAATAACCAAGGCTACCAAACCGCCGCGAACGTTGAGCAGTTTATTAGCACGTTTGACGGTGAATACAGCATAACTGCAACAATCCAGCAGATTAACGACGAGGGCATAATCACTGCAGCAAAAGAAGCCCAGCAATGGATAAATGCCGCTGATGGCACCATTACAAACTTGATCACCCAGTTTGTTAATAAACCAAACGGCATAAACGATAACATTGCATTTGCGTACGATTTAATACAAGCCAATGCAGACGATCTAACTGTAACTGCCAACTCGCAGCAGCAACTAAGCGTGCGCATGGGCAGCGCCGAGGCTGATTTAAACCGCATTGATAATTTAGTGAGCACAGAGCAACAAGCTCGTGCAAGCATGGGTTCACAATTACGCATTGAGTTTCAAACGCAAGATTTGGCCATGCTTGCAACTGCTAACGAGTTTACCCGCGCAGTAACCGGCTATTGCGTAGATGCCGAGGGCAACCGCGTTGATGAACCAGACGCAATGGCCTGTATTGCCGCTGGCCATGAATGGATTGACGGCCCAGCAGTGCAGCGCGCAGTTGAAATTGGGGCAGCGTGGGTAACGCTGCAGGGCTATCAAACGCAAAGCAACGTAAGCCAACTGCTTGATACATTTAATGCAACGTATCAAATAAGCGCCACGCTGCAGCAGTTTGCTGACAATGGCACTTTGCAAAAAGCCAATAACGCGCAGCAGTTTATTAATGCGGCAGAGGGTTATATTGAAAATCAGATCACGTTATTCAATGATAAAGAAGACGGCGTAAATGCTACTTTTGCGAATGTAAAACAACGATTAGACGCCGCTGAGGGCGCGGTAACAACTAGCATTGTACAAATTCAAGGGCTAGAGCTTGGGCAACAAGCGCAGGGCTTGAATGATGTAATTGCAGCGTATAACCAAATGATGCAAGACAATGAGTTGGCAACGCTCAATGTTAAAGCGTCGCTCGCTAACGAAAAGCTGCAAGCTCAAGCTGGTGATTTTGAAAGTTTGGCTCAGCAGCAGCTTGAGTTAGCAGCCATTTTTAACAACAGCAATGCCATTATTACATCACTAAATAAAGCGGTGGCAAATCAATATCAATCAAGTGTAGTGCGTGACCAACGTTATCAAGCCACGTTTGAAAACGTTACAGCGCGTTTTAGTGATGTTACTACTGCCCTAGCAACAATCAATGAAGCAAGTACGCTGCGTGATGAAGAATTTGCATCGTTTGTTGACGACACTATTGCTGAGTTTGACGAAATAACCCAAACATTTGCAAGCCAAGACCAAGCGTTCAGCACGTTACAACAAACCCTAACCAGCAAAATTAATGATGATACCGAGGCCGCTAAAAACACCGCGATAGCCACAGCTCAGCAATACACCCGCACTGCAGTAGGTTATTGCGTAAATGCTGAGGGGCAAATCACCAGCGAAAATGACGCGGTGCAATGTGTTGCAGATGGCGGTTCGTGGGTTAATGGCCCGCTCGCTGAATTTATCGCCAATATGCAAATAACAGACGGTGAAAGCACGGCAAGCATTAAACAGCTACGCCAACTGTTTACCACGGTGGGCGGTAAGCTGGTTGCTCGCGGTGGCTGGACGCTTGATAACAATGGTCGCGTAACAGGTATTGCGGGCTATAACGATGGCGAAATTGCAAGCATTGATTTAGTGGGTGATGTTATACGCCAAGGCGTGATGGTTGGTGACACCTTTGTGCCAACGTCCTACGTTGATAATACCGATCCGCAAAACCCACAGCATGTTATACGTGGGCGCTTGGTGCTTGGTGACGGCCACCAAGTAAACACACTGGATGATATTAAAGCGCAGGATGGAGCGGACGGCGTAGATGGCGCGAGTGCATTTACTATTAACGCTGTAAACGCCAATGCAGTAAAAACTGGTAACAGTGTTACTAAGGTTGCTGGATCATTAGGCTGGGATGCTGGTGCTCAGAGTGTTATGAAATACAAAGCATGTGCTGTATCTGCGACGTTAAATGATAGCCGCCATACTATTTTTGGGCTTAGCCAAACAGCCAACACGTTGGGTGGTTATGAGCACATTAACTATGCACTTTACGGTGATCAAGGTTCAATTAGTATCTATGAATCGGGTACGTATGTTGGCTTTTTTGGCAGTTATACCAGCTCAGACAATCTAGCTGTGGAGTGTGATGGCGAGCACGTACATTACTACAAAAACGGCGTGCTTTTTTATTCATCACTTACGGCACCAACAGGTGAATACGGGTTTGATTGTAGTATTTATCAAGTAGGTACAGAGCTTACTAACATTGCATTTACTCAATTGGGGTTAGCGGGTTACAGCCCAATAAAAGGCATTGATTATTTTGATGGTAATGACGGCACTAATGGTACTAATGGCACCAATGGTAGTCGTGGTTCAATAGAGGTAAGTGTAGCCACGTCAATAGGCGCGTGGTCAGATGCGACAGCAAATGCCAGCGTACCTGGTTCACCCGTTGAGCACGATCGCGTAACTATTTATAAATCTAGTGATGCAAAAATCCAGACAACAAAGCGCTACAACGGCAGTTCGTGGGAAAGTTACACATTACGAATCCACGGCAGTGCGTTAATTGACGATACATTAGATGGAAAAGTATTAAGAGCCGGTACTCGTATTGAGTCACCCCGCATTGATTTGATTGGTGGCGCTTTTATGAAAATTGAGCTTGCCAGCGGGTTCGGACCAGATAGTCTTTGGTACTGGTATGGCCCTAAAATAATGAGTAATGGCTTACCCAATCTAGCTGCGTTACGTAAATCGAACGCACTCGAATGGAAAGACACGTCAGGCAACGCATATTTTGGCGGCTCGATCACAACAGGTATTTTAAGCACGGCGCTAACAACAACAAGCTTGGCATCGAATGCAAATGTAACAATTGGCCCATTTGGAAGTAATGGTGGTGTGATCGACCTTGTTTGTTCGTTGCAAGCGAATGCGTACGCAACTGGTCGTAGTGACACAGCCCCAAGCGCCCCACCCGCACCTGATTATACTATTGTACTTTATGAGTATATAAATGGTGGCTGGGTATCACGCAAAACCCAATCATTCACGGGCAGCGCCAGCGTCAGTAGTGAGTACGATTTTGAATCTCGAAAATACCTTTGGAGCACGAATCAATCGTGATCAGGATCGTTTACCTATACAGACAATAAACAAAATGCATCAAACCGCACCTATAAATTAGCGATCACCAGTCGTACAGGCTTACAGGTGTCGGGTTCATATACCACCACCCAAAAACTAACATTAATATCTCAAGAGGTCTAAACCATGGCAGCATTTACAGCCAGTCAAGCCAGCGTGACCAACGGCTCTAAAGTGGTCACAATCAACAGCGGCGAGAGTATCGCTAACATTCGCCAAGGTGATTTTTTATTTTTAGCTGGGTTTTTAGTTGAGATAAATCGCGGCTATGTTGGCGCTGCAAGCCAGCAATACATTGAGCTTGTTAAAAACTGGGCTAACAGTAGCCAGTCTAGCCAGCCCGCTGTTGTAATACCCACCACGGGCGATTTTAGAGCCGCTGTTGATGCTATTAACAACGCAAATAAAAACGTCAACGATAATTTTGTGGCCATGCAAAACTGGCAAACAAATATGGGTAACGTCACGTTCGTTAATCAAGACGGCACCACAACAACAGTTAAAACCCTCAAACAAATTGAGGCAGATAACGAAGCACAAATGGACGCATACCATCCCTATCCGTGGGCCATGCGTAAGGTAGAGTTTGAAGCCCGCCGCGCTGCGAACAATGAGAAGTATGCGGCCAGTGGTTTTATGCATTTTGGTAAGCATTTAACCGGAGCGGGTGGTTCAATAAATCAAGGGCTTTGGGTTTTAAATTCACAAGGCCGAACTTTAGTCCTTGGGCGTTCAACTAGCGCTATAGGCAATTCTAAAAGTGATTATCCTCTTGTTAATGTCGCAGGAGTGCTAACAAAAATAGAATATCTAAATAGTGCAGCAAGAGATAACTATTTACAGTTCCCCCCTACTGAAGACGGTACTCGCACTTATGACAGTGAAACGGGTGTTTCAGTTACACACGCAACACCCGCCATTGCATTTGCAAGTGAAACGGAAACAAATAAAGCTGTCACTGATAGAGTTGATATGTGGGGCTTTGAGGGGTTTTTACGTGAGATTAATGATGCTGATCCGTTTGTTTATGCCAATGGGTTAATTCAAAGCCAAGCAACAAGTGTCAATGGTGTAGCAACGGTAAGTGATAATGTTCGCCCAGTCACTTATTTTGCGTGGTATGAGGGGGATGAATCAAGTCGCGGCAAAGGCGTTAACTGGCAAACGGCTACGGAAGCACAACGCAGAGTCATTGCAAGTGATCCTGAAAATAATATTTATTTTGATGATGCAACGGGGAAATTTTATCAATTTTGTGCTCGTGGGCGCAGTTTTGCTGGAACCGGAAACAACAACTGGGATTTTGTTGACGCTTCAAATCGAGGTTACCTAGATTATGCCTCTGTGAATCCTATAAAGCATGTGCGACCACAGGGGAAACGTGACGTAGCACAAGCTATTGGTAGTGCATTTCCGCTATACAGCTCAAAATCTTTGGGGATTGCTCATCCAGTTGCGGGTATCGATGCCGGAGTTTTTGGGGCTATGTCGGATTCAAGTGCCGCCGATTTAGATTCAGCAGTTGCCGGTGAATGTTATTTTTTAGTTTGTGGTACCGTCAATCGCTTAAATCAGGGCGCATATCACCCGCACCTTAATCCTCAAGGCACATCAACCATCGTAAATACAAATGGTAGCCGAGTAAAATGGTGGGCTGCAAACACTGAAAGAAAATTAACGAGTAGAAGTGATTGTTTTAATTATCATGGTTCAGGTGGATATGTCGCTTCTGGGGCTATTGGCGGCAGCGTGACTAGCAATTTTTCTGGTAGACCTGATGGACGTTTCTATGATGCTATCTACGCATGGGGCCAAGGCGGTGTCTGCCGTGATATGCGCTATTCAGCGTGGGGTTTAAAGCAAGAAGATTTTGCAGAAGCCGACTTAGCTATTAAATCAGGTGAGTATCGTGGACAAGAAAGTGCCGTCATAACGAATGTGGGGCAAACCTCTGGGTATCACACTACGACATATTTAAATTTAGGAATGACGAAGCCAAGTTGGTGGACAAATAATTTAAATTCCTCACTAGATTTTTCATCGATTTGCATTTTTTACAATGGCAGTCCAATGTATTTCAAAATACAAGGATTTTCGTTGCTTGACTCATCGTCAGGTTCATTGGAGGGCTATAACATTCGTATTGTACCAATCGCCCCCGCTATTGGTCACGGCATACCTGCGGGTGAAAATCTTAATTACGTTCTGTCATTAGCTATTGGACCTTCGCTATCTTCAGTTTTTATACATACAGATGTGCAAGGCTCAATACCAGACATACTACAATGCAATGACCTCAAAGACGGCTGGACAGGCAGCTATTTACCGGATTTGCCCAACGGTGCGAAAGATGATTTTGCACTCACACGCCCATATGTTGGTTTAGGTTCTGACATTACCCGCACTCATACGACCGATAGCGGTGCAACGTGGACTCAGGCCACTACAGCAATTGGTAACGCGGCTAAAAACACGGTTACAGTCACTAATATGCCAGCTAACCAAGTGACAATTTGGCAGTACAAAACCAAAGCTAAAATGACTAAAAACGCTGTCCATTCTGCAATCAGAAATCTAAATAACGTTTTAATCTCTGACTCAGCAACCCAAGCGCGCGATTTGGGTTTTGCACTCACTGGTAACGTTAATACATCAACAAGCAATCAAGCTGCTGAACTAAGTTTAAATCAAATTGGTATTGATTTAGCAACGGGTAAACTCTCAGCAAGTAAAGAGACTAAGCACGTTGCCATCCCGCTCGCCGCTCCAACAAACTCAAGCTCGGCATTTAAAGCGTTAAGTTACGACACAGTTCAAAACCAGCAAGGCTTTATCAATTACGCATACACAGAGCTGAAACACAACGGTACAGACTGGGGCGATGATGGCAAAATTCACATTGCAGACAATCAAACCACAATGCTTGACGAAAACGGTAACACTGTTTTGGTCGGTACTGCGCGTTGCGTTGAACCACTTGGATGGATTAAAAATGACAAATAACATAACCCCACTTTTAGATTTTATCGTCCTAGACGAAAACGAAGCCCCCGTTCTTAATGAGCAGGGTTTACCGACACTTGTACAAGGGCCAATAGTAAATGACCTGTCGCAACTTATAGCAAAGGGTAAAGTTGAGCATATTGAAAAATTTGCCGAAATTGCCGCACAAGGCGAGCAATGGCAATGGGCGCGTAGCTACTACGAGTACTTAGTAGAGCTAAACCAAGTCAACGAGTTTAACGCTAACTTGCCAGAGCCCGTGGCAAATGAAGACGGCACAATTACAGCAGTTGATCCACTCCAAAGCCCAACCGCACCGGAACGCCCTGCAGTGCAAACGGTTGAGCAAGTACTCGCTCCATACCAACGCAAGATAGATAAGCTATGCGGTATAAAGTTCAAAGGTATTAATATTTCACTTTCTGAAACAAATCAGAATGGATTATCAGCACTAAAAAGTGCATTGGAACTTGCGAAAGAGTTTAATGTTGAGGAGCAGTTCTTCCCCATTAACTTCAATGCAGAAACATGTAAAGGCGTTGAAGTACTCGAACTACTAAACGAAACCGAGTTTAAACAATTTGGTTTAGATTTCATCTTGGCTCGCAAGGCTTTCTTTAGCTAACATTTAAAAAGGGTTTAAACACTGTTTAAACCCTACTCTTTCAACACATCAGTAAACACCATTGTAATGACCAATAAAGTCAAAAGTAAAGCCTATTTAACATAATTAATAGCATTCTAAAATCTAGCGTCTTTTTTTCTAAATTTCTGCGGCGGCTTACACTAATTACCGTGATTAATAAACGCTATTTTCCCTACTTGCATGCAAATTTAGATTAAATCAGTTACATCAATTTCAAATACCTAACTCACACATAACTAATTGTTAAGGCTGGTCGTTTAACTTTGATTCTAAGCGCACTTTAAATCTGTTTTATATTAGCTGACTTTGAGCATTGCTCATTTACACACAACTATAATGTGCTGCCGATGTTTAAACTTTACCGGCAGCTATGATGGTTGAACTATGGTCCTAGCTCTACGATCATTCGTTCGTGTATTTGCTCAATTGTACGTGACAGCTCGTTTAGTATATTCACAGGCAAGTGCCCTAGCGTAAGATGCGTTTTTTATTGCTGACTATCTGGTAGCGACTTTTTAAGCGTGAACTACGGCTTGATTATTTATGACCAGTAAACACTTCGCTTATTTATAAATTGTTTTAGCTTACATAGCTACAATGTTATCGTATGAAGAATTAGTAAAATCACAGGAGTAATTTGTTTTGATGGGAATTAGCACGAATAAAATACGGTATGCGTCCCCTAATAAAGTTATTGATATTCCGGATGATAAACGTGTGTTTGTGATTGGTGATTTAGATGCTGATTATAATAAATTTCTACAAGCCATCCATTCAGTAAGTTTTGATCCGCACGCTGATGTACTAATTTCATTAGGTGATGTTATCGACCGTGGCAATGATAGTTTAAAGTTGTTAGATACCTTTTCACAGTTGGGTGTCTATATGGTCTTGGGTAACCATGAGCATATGATGCTCGAGGCACTTGCTAAAGATCAACAAGCGTATGACTTATGGATAAAAAATGGCGGTCTATGGCACAAACATAGTGATAAAAATAGCCTACTAAATGCCTGTAATAAATTAATATCATGCCCACTATCAATTTTATTGAACTACCAAGGCGAAAAAATTGGTTTGTCGCATACTTTAGCTACATGTTGGGATTGGCAGCAACCTATGAAAGTAAATGCTCAACTGATCAGTGACTTATTATGGGATAGACAAATAACGCAGAGTAAAAAACTGGTTCAAAACCTTGGCGTGCTGTTCTCTATTCATGGACATAACGCAACCGCTAAGCCATATTGGATCGAAAATACGTACCATATTGATACCAATTATTTAGGCGGGAGCCCTACAATTGTTGAGTTAAGTGAATTAATCAAAAATTTTAAAACGTTGATAAATTAG